CGTCTGTATCATACAATGATTTCATTCTGTGTGCATACGATTGAATAACTGGATGTTTTAAATTAAAGTATAAGAAACCACATTCACTATAATGGTCACCTCTGCCTAGGTATGTCATCATACAATCATCTCTATGTATATGTTTCTTAATCCAATCTTCATCAATTGGTTTATGAAATACACTATCAGCGTCAATACAAATTATACCATCAACATCTTCGTTTATAATGGCATGACAATATGCATATACTTTATAACTGAAACGAACACCGTCTGTAAGAAACTCTTTACCTTTTACTTTATAATCTGAGTATGGTTGTCTATCTTTGTTTCTATCTACAAACTCTTTAAGTTCTGGTATGGCTTTCATCATACATTCATCTTCATTGTAGATTTTCAAACGAAATGGCCAGTTATAGGTCTCTTTAAACCTATGAGCATATTCTTTGTATAGTTTATTATTGTAAGTTGTTATTACTTTGATATTAAGTGTTGCCATGGTTTACCTTGTTTAATTTCTTCTACTGACCATTGAGCATATGCTAGGTCATATAATAATTGTTCTCTTTCGCCAAGTTTAGGATTTTCAATATCTGATAATTGATGACTAGATATAGGCCATACAAAATTACATTCATTACATGGTATTACAGGTACACCTGCTAATATAGAATCAATAGTAGAACCACTTGTATATGCTACGGTGCAATGTGCTTTTTTTAAATCACTATTAATTGTACCCTTATTACTATAAGATACATTACACCACTTATAAGTATCTATCAAATTTTTCATTAGGTCTTTGTTTTCAGGATGGTCTCTGAAAACTATAGGTCTATCTGTATGTCTTCTTAAATGTTGAATAGTATTTTTTATCCACCATGAAAAATCAATACCAAATAATGAGGCGTCATTCATATTTTGACCTACTATTAATACATGGTCACCTTTCTTTCTCCATGGTTTAATTTTTAAACCTAGTTTTTCAAATCTATCTGACGGACTGTTTTCATTTTTGAAGTCAGCAAGACCTCTCATAAAATGGTTTAATCCAACTCTATGATACTCATGTTTATCTGTTATAGTTCTACCTAATAATGGTGTTTCAATTACAATTAATGGTTTATCTCTATGATTTTCTACAACATTAACTTTTGTAAAATGATGTTGCAACATTAGTTTCCACTTCTTTTTAGGTGATTTCTTCCACGAACCAAATATAACGGCTATATCACATTCCTCATATCCATCGGATTTTATACAATTGCCACCAACTTTATCTGCAAAGTCAAGTAATATTTGTCTTTGATATGCTAATGGTGTGGATTTTAAAAAGAAGTTGATTTTCACTATTAAACCCTAATTATTACAGCTTCAGATAAACACTTGTTTCTTGGTCTATTTAAATAAATCTCATAAGGACCATTTTTAAACTCTTTTAACAAGTCTTCATATTGTTTTAAGCTTTCTTCGTTGTCAATTAACTTGACTTCAAACTCAATTAGAAATGCTTTGAATTGTATGTCTTGGTCAATAATCTCTCTACAGAAATCCCACCATACACCCTCAATATCTGCTTTGATAATATCAGGATTAGGCATATCATCAGCCATAATCGTTTGTAGATTTTTTGTTTCTACTGTGATATGTGCTGGGTCTTCACCAAACTGTGGTAACGGTATAAGTGAATAACATTTTGATAAGTCACTTCTATCATAATAAAAGTTCATACTGCCATTCTCACCAGCATATGCTAGTTGATGAAATGTCATTCTTGTCTTTACCAGGAAAGTTTGTTTCAAATAGTTTCACACTATCTGGTGTAGGGTCATATAAATGTATATTCATATCAGGATTGTCTTTTAACATGGCCTGTTCCCAACCCACATCTCTATGTACACCTAATGATAATACATTTGTACTATCTTTGACCACACTTTCTGGCAGCCAGTAGTTTTTATATTGTTTAAAAGATTGAGGTTGCATATATTCACCTTCTAATCGTTTAATCTCACTTAATAGTTCTTGTTCCGTCATATTTTCCTCACTAATATTAAATCGTTTTTATATTCTGCTTTAATTTCATAACCCATTTCTTTTAATAAATCAATGGCGCCAGTTTCTTTTCCCCATTTTTCATCACTACCATTGTCTTCAATGATAATAATAGGTGAATATTTATTGATAGTATTTTCACCACCTTTTAAAACTCTAAATTCATGGCCTTCTACATCAATCTTAATTAGGTCGACCATTTTAAAATTAAAACTATCTAAGGTCTTTTGTTGTACTATTTTTTCTTTTGCTTCTTTTCTAGGTTTATCTGTAATGACACCTGAATATGCCTTTACTTGTTTTTCTTCATCACCTAATGCAATTTCTCTATGTGTCACATTACGCATTGTATCAAAACCTGGTCTTTTTCTATAATCAAATGCTTCAACTTTAGTAAAATCCTCTGACATAGGTCTACTAAAATCGCCATCTCTACAACCAATATCAATAGCAGTTCTAAATTCTTTTAAATAAGGTTTTGCAGCCAAATATGTCATTAAGCAAACATATTCATTTGATTTAATTTTCATATTGCAATTCTTCAAAATCATGTTTAAAATATTTATATACTACATTTTTCTGTTCTTGTGTGTAAGGTTTACTTTTATAAGTAGATTTTTTAATATGTTTTTTACTTATATCATAACCTTTGTTTTGTAAATAGGACCATACTGTATCATCTTCTATCTTAAATGTATTTACAGGTTTATTTGTTTGTCCTTTATACCAAAATATTTGATTTGAAAATGCATCCGGCACTTGAAAAGTGTTTATCCATCTATGTCTATCAAAATCATTTGTCAATAACTCAACCCAACCATCAAACTTTATTTTTTCTAAATTTTCAACTCTTTTAATTAATAGAGTTCTATCTCCACCTTTTAATGGTAAATCACCAAGCAATCTTTTCTTGTCCCATTCAATTTGAAAATGATAAAAACTATAAAATCTATCATAAGGATTTCTGACTGTTACAAAATATTCATCACCAGTAATTCCTATTGAATTTAATCGTTTAATTGATGAGTGAACACCGTTATGTGTTACCTCATAATCAATAAAATTTGAATTTTTAAGAGCCTCAGTAATACTAGAACCACCACATTTTGGAGGGTGTATAAAAATTATATTGTGATTTTTTAATTTAAAGCTCATTCATATACCGGCCAATCTGTTTGAAAAGTTACATAATTTAATTGTATGCCTCTTCGTTCTACTTTAATATTTTTACCTTTATTCATACCATGCCATTTGTTAGGTCCATGAAATATATATCCATAATTATTCCAAAATGGTACAGTTTTTACCAACTCTAAATCTTCGTTGTATAAGTCTGTGCCTAAGTTAATATTTTCGCCTGTTTTGTTTACATAAATTAAGCTTGATATTAGTTTCTCTGGTATATCACAATGAGGTTTCAACCAAAATCCTTCTACATCATTCAATACTTCTAATCTTACAAATGAACCTTCAAAACCATCTTCATTACCAACCATCTTAGCAATA